CGCGGCTTCCGAACTAGGATGCCAGCGTTCAGGTATATGCTTTGCCCTGAAAGGTCGTATTAAAACTTCAGCGGGATACATCTGGAAGTATAAAATCTAAGATCCCTGAACACTCGGGCTAGGCGTCCGCATCATATCCACGCGCAGGGTGTTCCAAAGGGACTTCCCGCGGGCCTCAGTGTCAAATGACTCTCGGGACGGCGTGGCAGGTGGCGAATTCCTAAAACCAAACATACCCTTCTTTGTAGAGGGTTCTTCAATATTCACAGTTACGTGGTTATCTAGAGTGATCTCTATAGGATTGCCATTCTCGAGAGCCGCATTAAATTCTCCAAAACATTCTTGAATAAAAGTTTTTCCATCAGTCTGACGCTGGGGCGGGTCTATGCTTATTTCTTTAGAAATCTTCAGGGCCAGGCGTTTCATGAGAAGTGAAGACTGCATAGCCTTGGTCTGCTTCTCGCTAATTTTAAGATAAAGCTGTATGGATCCCAAGACGCCTGTGCCTGCCGAAAGGATGGCGTTGAGAACGCTCACGTATTTTTGCTCAACAAAGGAGTTGAGTCCAACGGCGGTCAGACCGTTTACGGCTGATATAACAAGGATAGGGATGTTGTAACGGCGGGCCGATGTGGAATAGGTTGTGTACTCTGCTGTAAAGTGCTTCTGATACGCGTTACACTGCTTCTCCAGCTTGATCAAAAACTGCTCCTCCCGAGGAAACCACTCCTTCATGACCGTCATCCTTACTTTGAGCAGAGAAAAAACGCGCCTCTACCTCTCCAGCTACAGCCGGAAAATTGATTAGGAGTGCAGAAGGGATTCCGGTCAAGCGCATATAGTTTTTTGCTTGGTTGACAAACTCCTCCTTGAGTTTCGTGGTTGATTTAAGTTCTACAATCATTTCTCCATTTATAATCAGATCGGCCCTTAGGTTCCCCACGTTGTGGTTCTGATATGAGATGGTGATTATGCGCTCCGTCTCGTAGGGGATTCCCGCAAGCCTCAACTCAACCTCAAAGGCGTTATGATAAACTCTTTCGCTAAATCCGGGACCAAGTTCGGTCCAAATCCGCGCCGCCATGGCTCGGAGTTCAGTTTCCATGTTGTGTGTTCTAGGGTTTTGGCGTCTCGACTCTCTAACCCTCTAAAAAATGGCTGACGTCTTCACAATCCTCGCCTCTCTCGAAAAGGCCACAGGCCGTCTCGAGAAAGAGCGCATCCTCAAGATTCACCAGGACCGACCGGCCCTCAAGGAAGCTTTCCGCCTGGCTCTTGACCCGGCGGTAAACTTTTACATCAAAACAATACCCCCTCTCTCAAAAGTCGCGGGTTCTGCAAGTCTAAGCTGGGCCCTCGGCGCTCTCGTGGAGGACCTGGCCTCACGCAAGTACACCGGTCATGCGGCAATCAAGCGCTTGACGGAAATCTTTGACCTGTTGGATCAGGGCGACAAGGAGGTTCTTAAGCGCGTCATCGGTCGCAATCTCAAGTGCGGGGTCAGTGACGCGACCGTCGAGAAGATTTGGCCAGACCTTAGGCTCTCGTATCCGTGTCAATTGGTCAGCCCCTTGAATTCCGGCCGGGTCGAGTTCCCGTGCCTGGCTCAGACCAAGATGGACGGTATGCGGTTCAACGCGCACGTGAAGGATGGGGTGGTTGAATATCGCTCACGCAACGGCAAGGAGATTGACCTGCTTGGCGCTCTGGATGATGACTTTCTGGCTCTAGCCAGTGAGTGGTCACTGGTTTATGATGGCGAGCTGTTGGTCTATGGCCACGACGGCAAGCCTCTAGACCGCAAGACGGGTAATGGTCTGCTGACAAAGTTTCAGAAGGGTACGGGAACCGAGCAGGTTGCCAAGAAGATCAGAGCAGTCCTTTGGGACGCCATCCCTATGGCTGACTTCTGGAAAGGTAAGTGTTCTGTTCCGTGTGTTAATCGGCTGACGCGCCTTCGGGCTTCTATCGCTGAATCAAGGGTCAAGCGTCTCATGAATGTAGACACTCGCGAGATTGAGAGCTTTGAAGAGGCGCAGGAACTCTACCAGCAGAAGCTCTCAGAGGGTGAGGAGGGTCTTATTCTCAAGGATATGGATAGCCCATGGGAGGACAAGCGCGTCAAGCATCAAGTTAAGATGAAGGCTGAACTAGAGGCGGACCTTTTGTGTACTGGAACAACCATAGGTGCCGGCAAGTACTCTGGACTTATAGGGGCCCTGGAGGTTCAGTCAGCCGATGGCGCCGTGAGGTGTTCTGTTGGAACGGGACTGAGCGACGAGGAGCGTCGCTCGGACCCGAGTGAGTTTATTGGGAAGGTGATGGCGGTCAAGTACAATGCGCTCATCACTGACAAGAAGACCAAGATCAAGAGCCTCTTTCTCCCTGTTTTTGTTGAGATTCGGGAAGACAAGAGCGAGGCGGACCTCATCTAGTAAGGCCAGTTCCATAGTTTTGTAATAATTTCGCTTGCTCTAAAGTAATCTTCTAGACTCTTGCGTTCCGTACTCAGTGCGTGGTCCTGTTCTTCCATCAAGGTGCAGATGCTCGACCAGTCATCATTGAAGCGACCAATCTGGTCCCAGCAGACGACCGTCTTGGGCAATTTCTTATAGTCGTAGAAGCGCGAGATTACATAGTCGTCGCTCAGGTACAGAGTAGCATCTCCGTCCTTTTCGAGCGGCGGAACATTCGGAAAACCGTAGAATGAAGAAATCTTTGTCATTGTACCGAAACCTTGCTGAAGAATCTCCGTGGGTGCTCCGTGGCCTATACGCACGTTGTATTCGAGAGGCTTAATACCATAGGACTCTGCTTTTTCAGGGTACAAAAGGCCAGAGTATCCCACGACTCCCCCAAACTTGTTATGAGCCTCGAACAGTCCGAAAATGAATAAAGGAGAGTAGATGATATCATCGTCAATAGTTACAACGAGTGTCTCTGGATCTTTTTCGAACTGTAGAATTGGAAGGATCTTGTTAAGGCAGCACCTATCGTGTTCAAGTTCGATAATATTGACTCCTATAGCATCCAGCACAGGCTTGAGCCAGGGGGCGAGCTTCTCTTTAAACCTCACATACTCATTTGGAATATTGACATACATGGCATCGGGCTTTGTGTTTCCCCTCTGTATGCTCATTATTGCCTTGATGAGGGAAATCTCACGTGTAGGGATAACGGTCATAGTCGTTACTATCCGGACCATTAACACATTAAGTTTTAAATTCTTTATTAAACCACGAGATAGTCCTTAGAAGTCCATCTTCTAAAGAAACGCAAGGAGAAGGGAAGTCTCCCGGTCCTGGGATGGCCCTTTTGCGCATCTGTCCATCAGAACCTCCGACAAACTCGAGTTCTATACCATTTATTTTTGCAATAATATCAGCAACTTCCCGTATAGTGTACTCCGTATTCGAACAACACACAACCATTGGGGGTGGACGGGGCGTGAGAGACAGGGCGGCACATATCACAATTCTGGCCAGATCCTCTGAAAATATAAACTGCCTAAGGGCGACTCCGGTGCCTTTGATCTGGAGTTTCGTACCATTCTTTTTGGCGAGAGCCGCTCTGTGAATAAGAGAGGGAATAACGTGACCATCCTCGAGAGAAAAGTTGTCGTGCGGGCCGTATATGTTGGTAGGCGCAAGGCAGGTCACCCATGTTTCGGTCGTCTCTCGAATAATCCTAGAGTGGACTTCTGAAATTCTCTTGGCATGGGCATATCCTTCGTTGGAAAAGTGAGGAGGGCCGAGGTGTAGCGCCCCCGGAGTCAAGGGCTCGTCTAGACCGTCAGGGAATACGCACGTAGATAGCATATTTATGACGCGCTTCACTCCGTGTCGGGCCGCTTCACTCAAAACATTTGTATTAATTCTCACATTATCCTCAAACATCTCAAGTCTTTTGTTCATATTTTTAAAGAGACCACCGACGTTAGCGGCTAGGTGTATGACTATATCTGGCTGAACTTCCTCAAACATTTTTTTTACATTTTCTATGTCCGTGAAGGAACCATAGGTTGTGGAACTCACGTATGTCCAGTCGGGCTGAAGTTTGCGGATGGCCGAGCCGACAAGGCCCGACCCGCCAGTTACCAAAACCTTCATTTAAAGGTTTAACTTTATAATCTTTAAATGGTTCACCAGATTTATTTTATTGCTCATCAGGAGCATGAGCCTGACCGCTATGAGGCCCTCATAAAGTCTATAAATTATCTAAATTTACAAAATTACAAAATAATGGCTCCATATTGGTCAACTGACATCACGCCCGAGTTGCGCAAGGAGCGCGCTTGGTCCTTTCGGGCAGCAAACCTTCACGGCCGCCCTCAACAGTATGGGGCACCCGAGCTCTCCGGCGGTGAGCTGAGTCTGGCTCTGAACCATCTCGCGTGTCTCGAAGATATACGCAAAAACTATACCGAAGGAACTTTTATACTATTCGAGTCTGATGTCATGTTCTCACATAATTTCAAAGAAAGTCTTGAGAGGGTCGAGGATATCTCCAAGACTGTAGACTGGGGCACGATAAACATAGGCCAGGGGGAGGGGAACGTTCCTCAGAATGTTCAACCTGGACTAAATTTATACAGGGCCCA